AAGGCAAGATGCCTGTCGGGGACAAACTTATTGAGCAGAACATTGGTCGTAGGGTTATGTGGACTGTTGAAAATAATAAGCTCGGGCCACAGTCAATGAGCGGTGAATATGATTTCTTCTACCAGGGAGACCACGTTGGAGTTGATTCAGTTGGAGAAGCTGTTGACCTAGCAGAAACATATGGAATTATCGCAAAGGGCGGAGCTTGGTACACAGTTGGAGATCAACGACTTCAGGGTAGAAGAGCTGCGGTAGATTACTTAAGAGAAAATCCAGATGTTTATAAAAAGATTGTAGAGGATATCTATGGGTATCTTCGATGATCTAGAGGAAGATGAATCTAAAGAAGATAAGCGCGAACGAGTAGACTTTTCTGCACAGTGCCAAGCGTGTGGCAACTCAAACAATAACAATGCGTATAAGACTGACACTACTTTTTATTATTTAATTGAGTGTAGTAAGTGTAAGAAAGAATTTAAAATTAAATTACCGATTGATCTAGAGCCTATAGATGAGTGAAAAATCAGAGTCTAAGAGAGATGGCGCGAAATTAGTAAAAAATTCTGGCAGGGGTCAGGTAAAAGGTGACGCTACGTGGAAAGATTTTGTAGTTGATTATAAGGAATACGGAAAGTCATTTTCTATTAACCAGGACGCATGGGCGAAGATCTGTACAGATGCCATGAAGAACGATAGGAACAAGAGTCCACTGCTAAAACTGATTATTGGCACTGGACAGAAGAAGGTGCGACTTGCAGTAATAGAGTTTGCCGTGCTAGAGGATATGGTTGAAAGGTTGGAACAATTAGATGGATCAGGCTGAGGCGCTGACTTTAATCAGCGAGATCACAGAGATAAATGATATGCATGATTTCATGCAAGACGAACACCTCGACAAGGCTTTGGCGTTTATTATTAAATTGATTACAAAGCCAGATGTTCCCGCAAGCGTTGCCCCTGCACTAATCGTACAATTACAGGCGGTCAGCGCGAAATGTGCTATAATGTCTAGATACTATACATCGTATCAAAATAAGGGCCCAGAGTCCATCAAGAAGAAGAACACATATTATTCAGCGCGTGAGGCCATTGATCGCCTCGTAGATGCGCTTAAATATTCAGCGAGATTGGGTGTCTAATGGCTAGAGAAAAAAGTATTTCATCAAACGGAATGTACAAGTCAGGATCTGTTTTTGACGTAAAAGAGCTGAATAAAATTATTACAAAGGGTTACGTAGATAGTGGCAGAAAAGACGGGTACGCAAAAAAGAAGACGTTCTCTCCGTCGTCTGTTGGATATGGAAACGGAACATGTCCCCGTTTTTGGTATGGAGCATTTAATGGTGCGCACTTTGAGTATACAAAGGACCCTGTAAGTATTGCTAACATGAATAATGGAACCAAGTCTCACGAAAGAATTCAAGAGGCCCTGGAGCTATCGGGAGTTGTTGAAAAGCTTGAAAGACAACTTAAGATTGAAGATCCACCGATCATGGGATACGCGGACCTTGTAATTAAATGGAACGACGAGCTACTTGTGGGTGAGATCAAGACTACTAGCCAGGAATCTTTTGGAATTAGAAAATCTACTATGAGTGTTCCGGGATATCATAAGATTCAACTACTTCTTTATATGCATGGGTTTGGCATAGACAAGGGATTCTTCCTGTACGAGAATAAGAACACCCATAGAATACTCGTTGTCCCAATTGAAATGAATGATAACAACAAAAAAATTGTTCAGGAAACATTTGACTGGATGCGCCTAGTTAGAAAAGCTTGGGAAGATAAACAACCACCAACCAGGTCATTCGAGGAAGATTCTAAGGAATGCTCAAGTTGCCCAATTAGAAAGGCTTGTTGGGCTGGGGAGCCTGGTGTTATTGATCTACCAGTGCTGTCGGTGCCGAAGTGATAGTTTGTGCTAGGCAGGGGTGTGGGCAGAAGTTTGATAGGTCAGCCCATAACCAAAAGTATTGTTCATCAGAATGCCTTCGGGATGCTACAAACCAAAGGTTTAGGGAGAAGTATCACGAGAACAAAGCCAATGCTAACAGAGGGCCTAGATTCTGTGAGTGTGGTAGTAAGTTGAGCAAGTACAATTCTGGAGATCAATGTGCTAAGTGTGAGGCATCTACAAGGTCTAGTCGCACCAAAGAACTTCGTGATTTTATTCGGAGGCTAAGGGATTGATGAAGACCAAAGCTTCAAGCGTTATGGGAATAGATGCCTCAACAACTTCTATTGCTTTCTGTGTTCTAGAAGGAACTAGGTTAGTTAAGTTCGGTGAAATCCAATTTAAGGGTGACACTATATATGCTAGAATGCTTGACGCAAAGCGTAAGGTCAGGGCACTAAGAAGAGAGTTTGATGTAGAGTTTATTGCCATTGAAGCCGCCGTGATGGTTAGGTCTGCTGCGGTAGCAATAAAGATGGCCTACGTCTTTGGAGCCATTATGTCTGAGTTGCTGGAAAATGGATCTAAGGTTGTAGAGGTTACCCCAATTGCTTGGCAGTCTTTCATTGGAAATAAAAACTTTACTAACGTAGAGAAAGAAAGTGTTAAGAAAGACTTTCCAGGAAAGACCAAGACGTGGTATTCTAACAAGACAAGAGAGCTACGCAAGCAAAAGACAATGGACTTTTTCAACGAAGAGTTTGGAGTTACTGTAAAATCTGATAATGTAAGCGATGCTATCGGTGTTGCTTGGTATGCTGCCAATAAGCTCACGGAGGTATGATGAAAAAAGATTTCTATAAGAATGAAGTTTGGCTTAGAAAAAGATACGTACTTGATAAAAAGTCCTTGGAAGAAATTGCTAAGGAATGTGGAGTATCTCATATGACTATTTTTAATTGGTTAAAAAAGTTTAACCTTATTCGTGACCCAAGGAGCTGGAAATGATTGTAGGTCTACACGGTTTTGCGCAGTCCGGCAAGGACACCATTGGAGAGGAACTTGTAGAAAAGTATGGGTTCGAGCGCCTGTCGTTTGCAGACATTATTCGAGATGCAGTATATATCTTAAACCCAATTGTTTTTCATAACCCCATGGGAGAAACTGGTAGGGTTAGAGACCTGGTAGATGAGCATGGCTGGGAATGGTGTAAGGTCCAATACCCAGAGATTCGTAGGTTGTTGCAGGTGATGGGTACAGAAGTTGGGCGGGATCTAATCTATGAGGCTATCTGGATTGATGGACTTCGTAATAAGATTCGTAATGGTGATTATGTAATCACAGATGTCCGGTTTGATAACGAAGCCGAGATGATTAGGTCTAACCGAGAAGGTTTTCTAGTTAAGATCGTCAGAGATGGAGTCGGACCAGTTAATTCTCATAAATCTGATAGCGGTTTGCCAGACGAACTCTTTGACCTGATTATAAATAACGATGGGTCTCTAGAAGAGTTTCTTGAAAGCGTGGAGAAAATCATCTCCATGAAACCCTCTACTATGGTATAATTAATATTATGCCTATGTATGAGTACAAGTGTGAAACTTGTGAAAAAGTAGCTGATGTTATCGTAAGTATTGACAAGCGTGATGATGAGATGCTATGCTCTGAGTGCGAAGGAAAGGTTTTTAGGGTGCTTACAGCTCCCGGCCTTGTCTGGGCACCAACAGCAGGAGGCTATAAGTGAGCGCACTAGGTAAAAGAGATAAGAATGGATATACACCAACCTTTCCAGAAAACTGGATTGTTGAGTATGAGTTTGATTTTAATGGAAAGCCAGTTCAACCTGGAACCGTCTTAAGGTTCCGTGGTCGCCAGGGTACCTTCATCTGTAAGTACAAGGTTACTCATAAGGTTACTGGAAACGAGTGGATTGATTGTCTTTCTGATAAGACTAAGGCATACTACTCAATCAAGGTTAGCGAAATCTCTAGGGTAGTTAAGCCTAAGAAACATAGACTCAAGATTGCGAATCTTTAAAAATGAGTGGAGTTCTACAACGCCCAGATGACGCACATTATGAATTAATGGAGCGTGCTGTAGAACTTAGAATTAGAGGCAAGCAGCCACGAGAGATTGCTACCGAACTGGGAATCAATCGCTATGAGGTTGATGAGCTAATGTCCGAGTGGCAATACATTATTTCTAATGACGGTCTTGCCGTAGCACGTTCCCAAGAAGCATTAGCAAATGCTGATAAGCACTATAATGATTTGATTAGAAATGCTTGGGAGATTGTTGAGCAAGCAGATAGTGTGCCTGATGATACTAAATTTATGGCGCAAAAAAATTCAGCCCTTAAGTTAATTGGAGATCTTGAGCATAAAAGATTTTCAATGCTTAAAGAGATGGGCGCTCTACAGAACAATGACATCGCATCAGAGATTGCAGAGCGGGAACGTAGAGAAGAAATTATTATGGACATTCTTAGGGATGTTATCTGTGATAAGTGTAAGCCAGAGGTCACTAGAAGACTAGCACAGCTGAATGGGCAAGTTGCGCCAATTCAGGTGGTCGTTGATGAGTCTTGATTTTTCTAGTTTCCTAAGCGCACTATCAGAGGACGAGTTTGACGAGACTCCGGTAGACCTAATAACATTTTGCTACGATACAGAATACCTTGGCCTGCCAAAACTTTCAGAGCATCAAATAACAATGCTTGAGGCAATGACTCAAATCTATAAGAAAGAAACACTTGAGAGATTATTTCCAGAAGAGCAGGCTAAGAAAAGATGGAAGCAAACGTTCCGAGAGGTTATTCTCCAGCTCGGGAAAGGTAGCGGCAAGGACTATACGTCTACGATAGCCTGCGCGTACATCGTCTATCTGCTCCTTTGCTTAAGGGATCCAGCAGCCTATTACGGAAAGCCTGCGGGAGACAGCATTGACATTATTAACATAGCTATTAACTCTCAACAGGCCAAAAACGTGTTTTTCAAGGGATTTAGGTCACGCATTGAGAGGTCCCCCTGGTTTCAAGGAAAATACTCCCCTACCGCTGACGCAGTTAAATTTGATAAAGCCATTACAGTCCATTCTGGGCACTCTGAGAGGGAAGCCTGGGAGGGATATAACGTGCTTGTGGTCATCCTTGACGAGATTTCTGGTTTTGCTATGGAAAATACCAGTGGAAATACGCAGGCTAAAACTGCCTCAGATATCTATAAAATGTACTCTGCCTCAGTGTCTTCAAGATTTCCAGACTATGGAAAGGTACTTCTCCTTTCGTTCCCTAGATTCAAGAACGACTTCATTCAACAACGATATGAGGCTGCCGTGGGGGATAGAGAAATAGTTCACCGAACAAAAAATTTAGTGGTTAATCCAGACCTTCCAGAAACTGATCCAGAAAACATAATAAGCATTGAATGGACAGAAGATCATATCGTAACTTATAGGCAAGCTCGCACCTTTGCTTTGCGTAGACCAACTTGGGAAGTAAACCCTCTTAGAAAGATTGAAGAGTTTACTCAAGACTTTTACAATGATTACGAAGACGCGCTTTCAAGATTTGCCTGCATGCCTCCAGACTCGATTGATGGATTCTTTAAATCCAGGGAGAAAGTTGAAAGAGCCTTTAATAGTAATCAGTGGAACATCTCAGAGAAGGGACTTCTCGCACCACAATTTAAGCCGGTAGAAGGAAAGAAGTATTACCTGCACGTCGACCTTGCCCAGAAGATTGACCGTTGTGCCATATCAATTGCGCACGTAGAAGATTGGGTTAATGTTAAGATCGGTACAGTTCATCGGGAGCTTCAGCCGAAGGTTGTGGTTGATGCGATAAGATGGTGGACTCCCTCATCTACAGAAACAGTAGACTTCTCAGAAGTAAAAGAATTTATTATTGATCTTTATAGAATGGGTTTTGATATACCCTTAGTAACATTTGACCGATGGAACTCTCACCAAATAATGGAAGAGTTAAATGCATATAGTATCAAGACCGAAGTATTGTCTGTCGCCAAGAGGCACTACCAGGATATGGCCTTGATCATTACAGAGGAAAGATTGAGTGGACCAGACAATAGAATTTTAATTGAAGAGCTTATGCAGTTAAGAATTATTAGGGACAAGATAGATCACCCTAGATCAGGAAGTAAAGATTTAGCAGACGCAGTTTGCGGTTCGGTG